GAAACATCTATTGTTAAGCATAAACTAGAATATGGTGAAGCACAAATGGAAGTTCAGAACGGTAGTGGTAAAGTTCTTATTGTAGATGATGTTATTGCAACAGGTGGAACAATAGGTGGTGCAATAAAAGTTCTTAATAAAGGTGGTTATGACCCAACAGGTGCACTATTCTTAGTAGAGATTACTAAGTTTAATCCAATACTAGATATTCCATATGAGAGCGTTGTAAAATATTAGCTTTTTAAAAAAAGCTCTTGACAAGTACTTATAAAAGCTCGTATATTATAGTATAATTAAAAGGAGAAAATAAATGAGTTATATTGATTTAAATAGTGTTGGTTCTACCATTACTTCTGAGGGTTTGGTATTTCCAATTAATTGTAATGAAGAACCTGAAACTTCATCAGAAGCTGATGAAATGATGGGTGTTAATGTATTCGAAACATCTAATGAGTGGATTGAGAATTTAAGTTCTGAAGACCTTATAGTGTTGATTGGTTTCTTAGATGAACACATTGGTTATGATGTAGATAATCCAAGTCAAATTCACTATGGTTATACAGAGTGGAGAACTAATACTTGGTCACATTGGGAAAATGTGAATAATTGTTATATGAATTTAGATTCAATTGGAGTAGCTTAATGGATACATTAGATTGTAAAGTATGTGGTACAGAAACAGAATGTAGTGAAGATGCAGTTAAGATTACCTGTTCTAGTTGTGTTAATGATAATATTAATAAAATGAATGGTTATACTAGTGATATGGAACTTACAACGGACAAGGCTTAGGTTGGGTAAACAATCCCATTGGGTAGCGAGTGGTTGACCAGAGTTCCATATTACCAACATCGTATGATGTAAGTGAGATAATAGATATGATAGATAAAAAAGATACATACCAGATGATTAGAAATAAATTAGATATATTGAGTAAAGAGATATATAAAGTTATTATTCTACATAAGAGAAAGTTTCCAAACAAACTTACTGATAGTAATGGTCTACCAAACGCTATGGGTCTACTACTTAAGCATATGAGAGATGATTTCGACCAAGTAAATGATATGATGCTAACAATTAAACCAGGCTCTAAAACTAACCCCAAGTTTAGAGTTGGTGATTTTAAATTTTGGAATGACTTATGGGGTAAATATAATAAACTAAAGGAGACATATGAAACCAACTAATAAACCGAAATTCGATAAAAGTGTATGGGATATAATATTCGGTAAGCTAAAAAAACTAGGTACAGCTATTGAAATGTATTATGGTGAGAAGATGAATATCGATGAACCAGATTATAGATGGGTTCAAGATAGAATAGAATATTATGAATCAGAAGATAGACTATTAACCGCAGGTGAAATGGAAACTGCTAATGATATGTGGAGGCAATATGGTAAAGCTTAATTGGGGAATGATATTATTATTATTAGCTAATGCATACTATTGGTTCAATGTATGGATGTATGGGTTCATAATACCTACTATTGTTACAATAGTTGTAGCTTCCATAGTTGGAATAATTCTTAAATTATATGAAGAGAGATACTAATTATAATATTGGGGATGTAGCTCAGTTGGGAGAGCACTACACTTGCACTGTAGGGGTCGCAGGTTCGAATCCTGTCATCTCCACAATGGTCGTTGAAGACTCGGATAAAACCGCTGAGGCTTGTGCTACCGGATACGACCAAATTTAAAAATAATTAACGAGGAATAATACTAATGTATACCAAGAAAAAAGGTTGGGAAGTATCAACACCATATCCAACAAAAAGAAATAAAATAGAAATATGGTTAGATAAGTATAATCATATAATGGAATTTATAAGAACACTACTAGCTGTAACTACCGTATTATTACAATTATATATTATAACTAAACTAACAGGAGGTTAATGTGGAAAAATCAGATTATAAAGATTTACTAGCAGATTCTTATGCACAAGAAAGTGAATTAAAAGATATTTTAAAAACAATAAAAACTATGGTTCACGATGAACCTAATAATATGAAACTTGGTAAGAAAATAAGAAATTATTTTCTAAATGAGAGCAATAAAGCAACTTATATCTATGAATCACCAGATGGTGGAGAAACTGTATATCGTAGAAGAGTTGGTGATTATGAAAATAGAGAAAAACTATAATGATAACAAAAAGTGATTCAAGATGGATAAAGCGTCATACTGAACAACAAATGAAGGAATACAATATGAGTAATAAATTAGTAGATGTATTAGACCCAAGTAGAAAAGCAAGAAATCAAGTTATTAGTAAGCTTAAAAAACTTATAATTGTTATAGGGCCTACAAATGAAGAAGATTGGGATTTTGTTAATACATTAACAGATAGTATTGTAATGGATGGTGGTGTTCCAACTGAATTAGAATTAAAGCAATGTAACAACTTATGGAGAAAATATAATGTCAAATAAAATATATATATTTGATTGTGATGGTACATTAACGCCTTCACGGCAAAAAATGACACAAGATTTTTCTAAATTCTTTTCAGAATGGAGTAGTAGGAATAAATTCTACTTAGTAACTGGAAGCGATTTAGATAAGATGAAAGAACAAGTACCTCTACCAACTCTTGATAAGGCAGAAGGATTATTCTGTTGTGGTGGTAATCAGTTATGGGAGTTAGACCAAAATACACTATCGTATAATAAGGTCTATAGTAGGGATTTTCAACCACATAAAGCACTTATCGACTACCTACACCAGCAATTAAAAGATAGTTCGTATAAGGGTCGATATGGAACTCATATAGAGAATCGTGGTAGTATGTTAAACTTCAGTATAGTCGGTAGAGATTGTAGTTATGAAAATAGATTAGATTATTATAAATGGGACAAGACATCAGAAGAGCGTAAGAGAATATGTTTTACAATTAATAAGATGTGGCCACAATTAGAAGCAGTTTGTGGTGGTCAGATTAGTATTGATATAGCTCCTAGAGGTTGGAATAAAGCTCAAGTATTGGATAATTTGGAAGAGAAATATGCTATTCCTTTTGGAGAACCTGCTAAATATATATTTATAGGTGATAAGACCGAAGAGGGTGGTAATGATTATCCACTAGCTAAAAGAATGAATGATACTCATAACTGTAGAGTATTTCAGACAGAAGGTCCAGACCAAACTATGGAAATATTACAGACAATAGAAGCGGAGAAGTAGAATGAAAGAATTAGTATTAACAAGAATGCCACCCGGAGACAGATGGAGAGATGTCAAGGATGGTGAAACAATGGAATCCCTTACAGAGGCAATAGAGCATGTATTCCAAAGAGCCGGAGAACGAATATTCATCATTGATTGCTCTAGAGGTGAATGCTATACAGACGATGGTAAGGAAGAGCCTAAGCCACAAAAAATGTACACGATGTACGGCGAAGAAATTCGTTCATAGCGTCGTTTTCGGCTTCCTTTAAGGCTTCCTATGAAAAAATTAGACCTCCACGGCGTGCGACACATCGATGTGGAGAGATTAGTAGAAAATTTCGTTCTATTAAATGAACCACCCTTAACTATTATTACGGGTAATTCAGATAGAATGAGACAAATAGTTATAAACACATTAATGATTCACGATATTGAATTTGAAACTTGGGGATATGCACAATTTAAAATTCTGAAGTAGTTTCAGGATTTTTGATACTATTTATTTATAGAGGAAAGATTAAATAACAATGGGGAATAAGATGAAACATTTTTCAATAGACGAAGATACTATGAATGCTCTTATGGAACTCATATCTGATGCATATGTCGAAGCATGCAACATACAAGATAAGGGTAGTATACAATTCTATGCTTATCTATTAGGTGAATTAGAAAATGCTAAGTATGTTGGGGAATCTCAACCTCTATCTAAAGATGAAGAAATACGAATGAAAAAACTTGAACGATATTTAAGAATGCTTCAAAGAGGTTTAAATGACCCTAAAAACGAAGAAGAGAATGATAAGCGTAGAAAGTTTGCAAGAGATATATTAAATGATGAAAATAAAAAGAAAAATAAAGAACCTGAAATAATAGAGGTAACTGATGTCAAACCTTATTTTTCTGAATCTATGAATTTAACTCATATAGAGTCTATACTTCAAAAAATGACAAATATATCTGAATATGAGAAATATAAAATTTATTGTTCTGAACGAGATAGAAGAAAAGATACTGGACAATCACTTGATGAGATGTGTAAAGAGATAGGTATAAAAAGAGCTAAAAAATAGCTGGTTGTTTTATTTAAGTTGTATATACTTATATATAGAATGAGTTATGTCAATACAACTAAAATACAAGAAATTAAAATACGAAATAAAATATCTCACAGCAGAAAAAGAGGAATTAGTACATCTACTTCGAAAAGTATTACCTGATTTCGAAAATGAATTTAAAAAGCTAGTTCCGGAGTTTGAAAAGGCTAATGAACGAGTCAAACAAGAGAATAAAAAAAAGTCCAAACAAAAAATAACAAATGATAATGATGAAATTAATAGTGTAAAAAAAGTTTATAGAAGAATAGTTACAAGAACACACCCTGATAAGTTAGAACAATTACCAAATAATCAATTAAAAAAAAGTCTTGTAAAGAAGTATAAACAAGCAGTACATAGTTATCACGAAAATGATTTGGTAAGTTTATTTGATTTAGCTGACGAGTTAGAAATTAAACTTCCAGAGATTGACGAATCACACATTAGATTGATGACATCAAAAGTTAACGCATTAAAAAATGATATTAATGTGTATAGGAATAGTAATGCCCTGGTATGGCATAATTCTGAGAACAAGGGAGAAACTATGAATCTTATCATAGATAAACTAAAAAAAGCTGGAAGAATATAATATTATATTATTATTATATTTATATTTATAATTAATAAACTGGAGTTAATATGAAAACTAAAGAAAGATGTTTACAATTTATAGAAAATATAAATGATACAGCAGAAAGACTAATCGTTGGTAATCAATACAATAGAATACCAGTAGATAAAATGGATGCTGAACTAAAAAACATTATTAGATGGGTAGAATACTTGCAAGATAGTATTGAGCAGGAGGAATAAAATTAAATTATTTACAATCATAATAGGTCTATCAGGACTCTTTATTTCTACAATGGCTGCATTCTTCTCAGTAACAGGTATTGGAATGTTATTTAGTGGAAGTTTTTTAGCAGTATGTTTGATGGCTACATCTCTTGAAGTTGGTAAGTTAGTTACAGCTTCATTTCTGTACAGATATTGGTCTGTAGTTAATTGGTTACAAAAAACTTATATGACTATAGCTACAATAGTTCTGATTGGTATAACGAGTATGGGTATATTTGGATTTCTATCCAACTCATATATGGGAGCTACTCAAGAGTTTGATGGTATGATAACTAAGTTGAATGTTTATAAAGACCAACTTACAACATTAGAAGAGGATAAAGTTTTTTTAAAAGAGGAGTTAGACGCTTCTGTTAATGCATTACCTGATAACTATATCACTGCTAAAAGAAAACTTCGTGAAGAGTATAATCCTTTAATACAAGAAAAGTCAGTATTGATAGCTGAACTAAAACAGAAAATTGGTAAAATAGAAATAGATATGGTCGATACAGGAATTGATGTAGGGCCTCTACTTTACATCTCAGAAGCTTTTGATACTGACATCGATACTGCAGTTAAGTGGATTATGTTTATTCTTATATTGGTATTTGACCCACTAGCAGTTATTATGGTTATTGGTTTTAACATAGCTTTATTAAGGGAAGAAGACGATGATAGTGAAAAAGACTATGATGTATTTAAACCAACACCACCTACACCAAAAGTTTATACACAATTACAAGAAAGTGAACAAAATGAGAGAATGGATGTTATAGGTCAGAATGGTAATACCGGTGAACATTATGAGGAAGAAGTTTCTAATAATCCATTAGAAGCTTGGCAAAAAGAAACAGAAAAAAAGATAGTTAAAGAAGGAATGGATATGGGTACTGAAAAAAGAAACCCATCATTAGATGGTGGGCCAGATGACCAAAAACCTTCTGAACATGCAGTAGGACAAAAATAGGAATAATAAATATACAATGAATATAAAAAAAGTTAACTCAGATATTAAATCTAGTAAGGTAATGGTTATAGGAATAGATGGAACTCAATTAGGAAAAATGCCAACCAATATAGCAATATCAAAAGCACAAAATCAAGGTTATGATTTAGTAGAAGTATCAGATAAGTCTAATCCTCCTGTTTGTAAGATAATGGATTATGGTAAATACCAATTTGACATGCGTAAACAAGAGAGAAAAAATAAAGCTAAAAATAAAGTTCATTTAAAAGAAATTAGAATGAAGACTGTTATAGCTGATAACGACCTTACTACTAAGGTTAAGAAGTGTATGGACTTTTTAAATAAAGGTAATAAGGTAAAAGTTAGTATATCAACACATCCAAGACGACATAATGATATAGATGTAGCACAATCTATAATGGACACCATTACAGAAATAGTTTCAGAGGTGGGTCATTTATCAAACAAAGCAAAGTTAGATGGTAGGTTTTTAAATGCTTTTTATATACCCAATTAAAAAAAGCTCTTGACTTATATTATTAAAAGCTCTTATATTTAGAATATAAATAAATAAAGAATATTATGGCTAAGAAAAAACAAAAACAAGAATGGATAACTTTTACCGAAAATGGTGAAAGATATATGCAGTGTAGACATTGTCAATCTGAATATGTAAAGGTTGATTCAGATGTCGTAGCTGTAACTTGTTCACATTGTGTTATAAAAAGAACTTTAGCTTTACAACCAATGGAAACATTCTTTGCTAAAAGACATAAAAAAACTGGTAGACCTCCTGGATGGCAATGGATGAATGAGTTTGTTGACAAAGATGGTAATGTGTTTCATAAAGGTAAAGAACAACCTAAGTTAAAGGGAACTCTTAAACCTACTAAAGTGAAACCACCAAAGAAAAGAAAAAAGTTATCTAAAGATGAAAAAATGTTTAAAAGGGCTAAGGAATATAAGAAAAGATTAAAAGCAAAAAGGAGTAAGAAATAATGTTAGAGACTATAGATAGAAATAATAAAATAGTAAAAGATATAAAACTTCTATCAGTACCTACTGAAAAGGTAGAAACTGTTAAAGAAGGGGAAATTATAGCTACTACATTATTTCAATACTTAACAAAACATACAGATGGTATTGGTTTAGCTGCAAATCAACTTGGAATAAATAAAAGAGTTGCTGTTGTTAATGTAACACAACCAATATATTTAGTTAATCCAGAAATAGTAGAAGTTGGTAATGAAATAATATTTCAAGAAGGTTGTCTATCAGTAAAAACAAAAAAACCAATTAAGACTAAAAGATATGATAGAATAGTTATAAAATGTGATAATTATGAAAATAAAATGATATTTGAACCTGAAGACGAAAATGATATGGATGGATTATTGGAATGTATTTGTGTTCAACACGAAATTGACCACTTAGATGGTAAGACTATTTTAGATAGAAAATATGTTAAAGAACCAATAAAAAACGGAGTTAACGCACCAGTTAAGATTGGTAGAAACCAAAAAGTTATAATATCTAATGGTTCTAATAATAAGACTTTAAAATTTAAAAAAGCACAAAATATGTTGGAGGATGGATGGACAATTCAAGAAGTACTCTAAATCTAACATATGATGATGTTCAGATAAAGCCTCAGTTCTCCGATATAGAACATAGAAAAAATTGTAATACAATAACTCAAGTAACTAAAAATGTATGGTTAGATATACCATTAGTATCTTCGCCGATGGATACCGTAACAGATTATAATATGTGTATGGAAATGGATAGGTTAGGTGGTATGGGATTCTTACATAGATTTAAAAAACCTTTTGAAATAGCTAATACAATACAATGGTTTAGAAATAAAAGACCAGATGGGACTATTGGTGCATCAATTGGAGTTACAGGTGATTACTTAGAAAACGCTCAATTATATGTTGATAATGGAGCTCAAATAATTCTAATAGATGTCGCACACGGACATCATAAATTAGTAGAACAAGCTGTAAGGAGAATCAAGGATGAAGTTAAAGGAACTTTTGACCTCTTGGTTGGAAACATTGCAACAGAAGAAGCTACGAGAGACCTTTGTGAATGGGGTGCAGATGGCCTTAGGATTGGTATTGGTGGTGGGTCACTTTGTAGTACTAGGATTCAAACTGGTGTTGGACTACCTATGGTTAGTTCCATTTGGGATTGCGTTGCTGTTGCAGACAGTTACGATGTTCCTTGTATGGCTGATGGTGGGGTTAGGAGCCCTTCTGATGTATGTAAGGGATTGGGTGCAGGAGCAGACACAATAATGTTAGGTTCACTTTTAAGTGGAACTAAAGAGTCACCAGGATTAATAACAAAACAAGGAATATGGCCAAATGAAGTCTTACAAAAAAAGTATAGAGGAAGTGCTTCACTGGAATCAAAAACTGATAGAGGTGAATCTAAAAATGTGGAAGGATATTCTACAACGGTTACCTATAAAGGAAAAGTCAAAAGAATTATAACTGATATTATGGATGGACTTAAATCATCTATGAGTTATGTAGGTGCTAAGAACATATTAGAATATCAGTTAAAATGTGAATTTGTGAGAGTAACATCAAACGGATTGACAGAGGCTAAACCACATTTATTGAAATAAAAAAAAATTGTATTTTTTACAATATAACATATATTTATATATGAAATACGAATCACAGCTCAAAAGAGGGTGATTTGATTAGTTAGACTAAATAGTTAATTAAACAATAGGAGAAGAACTATGAAAAGAATAGTAGTAAAACCACAACATCTCAACCGAGATGAATTTTTAACCCCGTTTGATAAAATATTTGACCAATTAATGGCTCAACAATTTCCAACTTTTCAAGAGGAAGTCGGTGTATCTTTTAATCAAGGTGCTTATCCAAAAGTGAATGTCTATGAATATGATGACAAAATAGGTATCGTAGCAGAAATTCCTGGATTGGATAAAAAAAATGTGACCATTGATGTGGAAGAACAAGTGCTAACCATATCAGGTGATAAACACGGATTTGATACAGATGGTGGTAAATGTATAACAAGAGAATTGAAACAATCATCATTTAAAAGGTCTTTCAACTTAGGAGACCATTTGGATGGAGATAATGTATCAGCTAAATTTAAAGATGGTATGTTATCAATATCTGTTCCTAAGAAAGAACCTGAACAACCTAAGAAAAAATTCATTAAAATATCTTAATGTTCGAGCGACTTAATTTTCAAGGCAAATTATGGAAGGTATGTGCTAAAATAGAAGCACATCGTATAGAAAATCCTTCCAAGTTAAAAGAAAATTATGGTTGTGATTTAGTAATAAAGAGTAATCAAAATGTGTTCTTTATACTAGATGAAATTATAGATGTTGAATATGAAGAAATATAATATCTTTCTCCCGATAAGATAACGATGCGTAAAAACGGTTACAAAGAAAATGGTGGGGTGGCCTTGCTCCACCATATTTCATTAAAATAGCTCTTGACTCGTATAAGCAAAAGCTCTTATATTATAATTAAATTATTTTGGAGATTTTATGAATAATAAAATAGATGGATTTACAATGTTTACTTGGATGTGTGCTGGTTTTATGTTAGTATTGTTAACTATATGTATACTTTCAATACCTTTGATGTTATTATGGAACTGGTTGATGCCATATTTGTTTGGATTACCAACTATTAATATATTACAAGCTGTTGGAATTGGTGCACTATCTAATATATTATTTGGTAATACAAGTAGTATGATACAAAATAATCGAAATAGTAGTGTAGGTCACAAAAAAAGTAGTAAGAAATCACTTTTGTTTGATTAAGGACTATTTATTAATAGAGACGATAATATGGAGAAAATTATGAGTGACAAAAAACCTACATCGAAAAAAGATTTAACAAATAAGCTTATCATTGAAAATTTAAAAGTAATAACATCAGATATGAGAATGGTAAAGCATGCTATATTTAAAATGATGAAGGATTTAGATTATTGTCTCACACAAGGAGATGTTATAACTGAAATTTTAGAAGAAGCTAGAATAGCTGGTAAAGATGAAATACCTTTAATAGTGGATGAAGTTATTAAAGAACGAGATAATAAAGTTAAAGGATTGTTTGAAGATATATTAGAACAAGTAGAAAATATATCAGATGAAGATAAACAATTAAAAGAACTTAAAAAGTTACTAAAGGATTCACCACAAACTGGTGAAGCATAATTTGTTATTTTTTTAAGTTACTCGATATATATTATTTAAATATATAAGTATATATGGAGATGTATTATGAGTAATGATGAAATTACAACGGTTGTAGATTTATTAAAACAAGCTTATATGGAAGAAGATTGGAAACTTGTTTTAGAGTGTATTGAAATTTTACAAACCGAAGAAGATAATGACGAAAGTTATCAAGATGAAAAATTTGATAATTTAGATTTTTAATATGGGGTCGACTTGGAATCGATTGCTAGATTTTTGACATAGAGTGCAAGTAGTATGATTCACTTACGAATCAAAAAACGATAATCGGAAACGAATATCAATATATGGCGGCTGCGTAAGTAGTCACCCATCACTCCTTGATGATTCCGATAGGGGAATAAGTGGTGTCATATCGGAAGAACCTCCTTCTGTAAATGGGTTGGGAGTAGTAATTAATCCATTTAGTCGTAATGAAAGACTCGAAAACATCATTTGATTTTTGATAGAGTTTTAAAGAAAAACTATCCAAACTTGTAGACGACTTTATGTAGGAAACTGGTAAGACGCGGGTTCGAGTCCCGCCGACTCCACAAACAACAAACAACAACTTAATTAGGAGAATAGTTATGTCAGCATCGAAAGAAATAAAACAGAAACATATAGAGATGTTTTATCCGACAGTTAGGGTTAGGACTCAAAAATCGGGTGGTAGTGGTACAGTAGTATACTCAAAAAAGAATCCAGTAGATGGTCAAGTTTATACTTATGTTATTACTAATCAGCATGTTGTTTCTGATAATATTAAAGTAGTTAAGAAGTGGAATCCTGTATTGAAAAGAAAAGTAGATACTGAGATATTAGACACGGTTTCTGTTGAATATTTTAGATACAATAATTATTCAAATTGTATTGGTTCTTTTGCCGTTGAAGCTGATATTGTAGCCTATTCTGAAGTAGAAGGTGGTCAAGATTGGGCATTATTAAGAGTTAGAGATACAGAGAATACTTGTGATTATGTAGCAAACTTATTTCCAATGGATGATATAAGTGATGTACATATATTTGACCCAGTTTTTGCAGTTGGAGCTTCTCTTGGTCACCCACCTATCGCATCTGAAGGTATTATTACTTATATGGATGATGAGATAGACCATTATAAATATTGGATGTCATCAGCTCAAACTATCTATGGTAATAGTGGTGGAGCTTGTTATAGATATTCAAGTAAAAGAAAACAGTATGATTGGATTGGTGTTCCATCAAGAATATCAGTATCTCCGAGTGGATTTAGTTCTGATGCTATAACTCATATGGGATACTTTATTCCAATTGAAAGAATTTATAATCTATTAGATGAAAATCATTATAACTTCATCTATGATAATAATTACACTATCGAAGATTGTTCTAAACTTAGGGGAGAGACACAAGACCCTAAAAAACAAAAAGATGATAGTGAGGAAGAAAAATAAAAAAAAGTTGTATTTTAAACTTTTAGGTTATACTTATATACGATATGAAAATAAACTTACATATTTCAAGGGGTTTCCTACCTCGCCCTTAAAAGGGTTAATTTCCGTTATGAATAATAATCAAAAGTCTATTATATGAAAAATTTGGCGTATCTTTGTTATAAAGTGTAATGTAACTAAGAACAACATAGGAGATAGTAGTATGAATACACTAAAAACGATATTGTTATGCGTAGTACTTGCTGTAAGTGGAATTGTTTTCGCTGAAGAGACAGTAAGTGAGCCATCAATTAAAGTATCAGGGGAATTTAGTACTGATTTCACATATGGTGAAAACCTAGAAGGTGAAGATGTATTGAGTTTCTCAAGTCCTTACACAGGATTATCTTTAAGCGGTGACGGATGGCAATTGAGTACAGTATTAACTGAAGTTGATGGGGTATCAGTTGAAGAAGCTTGGTATAAGTGGAATGTAACTGATTATGTATCATTAACTTTTGGTCAACAAGCAGAACCTTATGGTTTAGCTTGGGGTCTACACAGACCATCAAACAATAGTTTTGTTTCTCTACCAAGAGAGCATTCTGTTCACGAAGGTGTAGGTCTTTCAGTTAATAAGCTAGGAATAGGTGTTGGAGCACTCTATGGTAATGATGAATTTTGGGCAGGAAGACTGTCTTATTCAATCTTTGACCAGACTGTAGGTGTCTCTGTTAATAGTAATGATGCTCTACTTGTAGATGTTTCAGGAGAAGTAAGTGTACTTGGTTTTCCAATTGAAAATTCTTTCGAGTATGATTTGTCAGATGAAGGTAATGGTGCGTTTTGGTTACGCTCTGTTGTATCACCTGAAATCTTCAAAGGTGCATCAATTCTGATTGGGTATAGTTCTGATGGTGATGACTCTACCGATAACGAATTGATATACGGCGTTAAATATAGTTGTACTGATAACTTTTTCTTAACTTCAGAGCTTTCAGGTGAAGAAGGTTCAGATTTTGTAATCAGAGCAAGCTATAAGTTTTAATTCATTATAAAAAAACGATAGGAGAATAACTATGAATGTTAAGTCAATCTTTGGAACAATGTCAGATTTTCTTGGTGGTTTCGCAGGTGTACTAGGTGGATTAGTATCTGTTGGTATTTTATCACAGATAGTATTCGGTAGTGTACTTGGGTTAGACATCATTGGGAATATCAACGGCCTTGTAAACAGCTTCCTCTCTGGGGGTTTGACGGGTCTTTTGACCTTGATTGTATTAATTGGTTTATGGGATAATAAGTAAATTAACTTAGGAGACTAAAATGAGTGTAATACAAGATAAACAATGGTGGAAATCTAAAACAATATGGACATCAATAGTAGTATGTGGTGTTAGTATCGCTGGTGAATTTGGAATTGTAATTCCAGAATCTATTTTCGGTGTTCTAGCAGCTCTTGGTCTGTATGGTGTTAGAGATGCAGTTGGTAAGAAGTAATTCAAACTAACTCACCAATCTTAAACCGAAGGCTCACTTAATGTGGGCCTTTGGTCTTTTTTTAAAAAAGCTCTTGACTCGTATAGTTAAAAGCTTGTATATTATAACAATATAAAATTTGAGGTTTTTACATAAATGAAAGAATTAACAGCAGAACAGTTACAACAAAATTATGACAAGTTGATACAACTTGTTAATAATACATTTGATGGAGATAAAAGAGATAATCTTCTAAAGATGTATGAACACTTTAAAGATAGAATTATGTTTGCACCAGCAAGTGGTAAAGAACAATACCACAACGCTTTTCCAGGTGGTTATATAGAACACATACTGCATGTTATTAAGTGTTCACAAAAAGTTGGACAACTATGGAAAGATATGGGAGCTCATATTAATTGGACAGATGAGGAATTAGTATTTAGTGCAATGCATCACGACTTAGGTAAGGTAGGTTCACTTGAAGGAGACTACTATGTACCAAATGATTCAGAATGGCATAGAAAGAATCAAGGTAAGATTTATAATCATAACGGAAATATTCATTATATGAATGTTACTGATAGGTCATTCTTTCTTTTAAATCATTTCCAAGTTCCAATGACAGAACAAGAATTTTTAGCAATTAAACTTACTGATGGTTTGTATGAAGAAGCTAATAAAGGTTATCTTATGACTTATATGGATGACTTTCAATTGAAAACAAATCTACCAACTATTCTACATCAGGGTGATATGATGGCATCTAAATTAGAATATGAGGAGTGGAAGTATAATCATTCAAGTGAAGACTATGTTACTAAAGCTAAAAGAAAAGAAGAATTAACAAATAGTCAAAGTAAGGTATTTAATGATTTATTCGGGGGATAGGATATGAAAATAGATGGACAACAACAACCACCACAGATGAATATAGATATTATGAAAGATACTAAAGTAATTGTTTGTGGAGCAAAACAAGTAGACTTAGAAAAGGGTATCGAGGTAGTTTGTGATGGAGAAGCTTTTGATGAAGCTGTTGAATTAAGAAAAGTTTCTGCATTAGTTTCACCTAATGGTAAAGTTGGAGTAGTACCAGTTCCATTTTACTATTGTTTAAAATGTGGTGCTAGAAAAGACTTATCGAGTATACAGTAATGGAAATAATTTTAATAATAATTTTAAGTCTGATTGTATTTGGTTGTATATATGTGATTTGGAATTTAAATTCTAAAGTTACTACCTATGAAGACCAAATAGAAGAATATCAGATGTGGATTGACAGTTTTACAGATACCGTTGAAGATGTCGATAAAAAATTAAAAGATATAGATTCAAAAGGTACATTTGAATCTGATGATGAAGTGGGTACATTTTTTACAACATTAAAAGTATTAATGGGACAAATAACAGAATACTGGGAGAAATAGAATGTCAGAAGACAAACCAATAATGGAGAAAAAACCAAGAAAGAAAAAGAGTAAAATTTACTTTGGAACTCCTGTACAAGAAGCTATAATTAGATACCAAAATGAAAAATCTCAATCAATGAGAAATAAAATATATAGAGAAGAGATACAATATGCTTTTGATAAATTAGCAGAAAATATAATTCATACATATAAGTTTTATTACTTTGATGTCCCATCGGAACAAGTTAAACACGATGTTGTTGGATTTCTTGTTATGAATATTGAGAAGTATGAAGCTGATAAGGGAAGAGCGTTTTCTTATTTTTCTGTTGTAGCTAAAAATTGGTTAATATTAAACAACAATAGAAATTATAAAATGTATAAACTACATAAGAGTACTGATAGTATGGATTATAATAATCATATGTCATCATTGTCAGAACAAGAGGGTATGAGTGAAAATACTGTAGAATTTTTTGATGAATTGATAGGTTATCTTGAGTCTAATCTAACTACAATCTTTAGAAGAAAAAAAGATATTGCAGTTGCAGACTCTGTATTGTATTTGATGAAAACACGACAGATGATTGAAAACTTTAATAAAAAAGCTTTATATGTTTTAATTAGAGAAATGACTGGTTCAAATACTCAACACATAACTAGAGTTATAAATGTTATTAAAAAACACTATAAAACCTTACATAGAGAGTATAATTCTACTGGAACATTGTCATATAAAAATGGAAGTGGTAGTTTTCAAATATAAAAATTAATTTTATATATATTTACAAAAGAGGGTAACAAGTTGTTACCCTTTTTTCGTTTATTACATATTTATATATGAGAAGGTCTATAAGGAGCTAATTATGGGTATGAAAGATAAAGATACAGAAATATTTAAAGGTAAAACTTTATCATCTCTTTTAAATGATATTTACAATAATCAACTACACACTAAGAGTCAGATTGATTTATTGTGTGATGAGTTGTCAAAGATGATAAAAAATGTTAGTGATGTAGCTGTTATATCACCAATTATAAAAGATTATTTAGATGTAGCTGTTAAAAATGATGACCAATTAGTGAAGATTGCAAATGTGGTCACTAAAATACTAACAGCTAAATCTGAATCGGCCGATGAAGGTATTTTAACAGATAAAGAAAAATCACAACTACTTGATGCTTTAAATGAAGAGGTTCAAGATATTCATAAAAAATCTGAAGAAATAAAAAATAAAAGAAGTGAACTAGATGATAATAACTTTTTGGAAAATTAAATTATGGCATATAAGATAGATAAAAATACAAAAGGCTTTTCAAGCTTTCAAAGAATGGCTAGTAATTTTCAAAAATTGGTAGGGCCTGCGTATGCGGGTGCTGGAACTGCTGTACCAGACCAAGATTTTTATGAGTTAGAAGAGGCTGAAGTAGTACAAGTTGTATTAAATCCTGGTGACCCTGGATATGTAAGATTTGATGACTTAGGTAAAATAAAGGCTAGGTATATTAATAGTGAAGTAAATACTAGTACTGGGGATTTAAGATGGGCATATCCAATGTCTTCCAACTTTAGGTGTTATCCAGTTGTTGGTGAAGTTGTTATTATGGCAGAGTATTTTGGTAGAAGGTATTATATGCCAACTCTTAACAAAAGAGCTTCTGTAAACAATAATATATTTCCTGGTGTCTCATTAAATAAATTAGCAGCAGGTAATGGTAAAGGAAATTCTAACGACTATAAATCTAATTCTGCTTCTGGTGGTGGGAGTAGTAAGGGAATGGCAGATATTGTATCTAAAGTATATAAAACATTTGTTCCTAATATGACTATACTTCCAACTAAAGTTGGTACTGGTGATTTAGTCATTGATGGTAGGTTTGGTCAATCAATAAGAATGTCAGCCGCTGGTACAAAAAAAGAACAATATAATTCACCAAATATGTTCTTCAGGGTAGGTCAGAGATTATCATCAGATGACCCAACTGGATTTTTATCAAAAATGGGATTTGGTAACCCATTGTCCGAAAATATAAATGATGATGGTACTAGTTTGTATATGACCACGAATGAAAAAATTGGATTAATAACTTCTACTGCTAAGGATACAAGTAATAAAGTTCATAGTAAGAGTTGGAAATCACCAGTAAAGGGTACGACATTAACAGTACCAAGTTTTTGGGATGGAAAACAAATCATATTAAATTCAGATAGGCTGATATTTAATAGTAGGAATAATGAAATGGTATTCACATCATTAGGTTGTACTTATTTCTGTACTTCCCAATGGTTTCTTTCAGACTCAATGAAAGGGCATGTTTTTAATACTGAGGGACAAACTGTTATACGAAATAAAAAGAATACTATTATCAATTCACCAAAAATATTTCTTGGTGTCAAAGATGAAGCAAAACCAAAACTAATTGAAGGAAAACTTGAACATTTAGTTTTAGGTGAAACATTAAAAGGTTTAATAGAAGAGTTGATTGATACTATAACTAAAGCTCAATATATAAATGGTGCAGGGCCAGCTAGTTTGAACCCGGCTAATTTACCAAAGTTTATGGGTATAAAAAATAAACTGAAAAAGATTTTAAGTAAACAGAATTTTACAATGTAATGGAGGTTATCATATGAAAAATGATTTAACAAAAACACTTAGGAAGATAATTAGAGAAGAAGTTGAAAAAGCTGTAAGGACAGAGTTTGTTAACTTTGTTTCTTTATTGGGTGAGACTAAGACACCTAAAAAGAAAGTAATTAAAAAACCTAAGAAAAAAGTAGTTTCTGAAACATCTATAAAAAAGATGGTTGATGAAATAGTACCTCAACAAGAGAAACAAACCTTTACTAAAAATTCAGTATTGAATGATATACTGAATGAGACACAAGGTGGGATTCCTCAAGATGGTACTATACCACCACAACCACAAGGTCAAGAAGAATGGCCAACAATGGGTAAAGGAACATTTGATAAGAGTAGAATGGCAGAAATGATGGGGTATGGGGGAGAAGTACCACAGACACAGGGTATGAAAACTCCTGAAGGAACTCCTGTTGCTAATGTTCCAGATTCTGTATCAAAAGCTATGACTCGTAATTATGGAGACTTAATGAAGGCTATAGATAAGAAGAAACAAGGAGCACCTTTAAAGGGATAAAATATGTTAAACAAGTCATCATTAGCTAAAGAATTAGAATCAGTACTAAATCAGGATTTACCTACTGATTTAAATGAGGTAAAAAAAGTAAAGAGTACTAATAAGAAAAAAGCAAAAGGGATGGCTAATGCTTTAGATAAATTTGTAAAAAGTGCTTCAATTGATATAAAAAAAATACAAATGTTGCCGGGCACTAATATAATGACATTACCAGGTCAACCCGTAGTAAACGCTCCACCTATAGCCGGAGGAGCAGGAGCTACATCAGGACCTGGACAAGCTAAAACATCTGCACCTGCTAAAATGATGCCACCTAGTGGTATTAAATGTGGTAAGGTGTATTAGGAGTAAACAATATGCTTAATAAATCTAGTTTAGCTAAAGAATTAGAGTCAGTATTGAATATGGATTTACCTACTGATTTAAATGAAGCTGCTAAAATAAAAAGAAAAAACAAAAAAATAGCTAAAGGTATGGCCGATGCTATTGATAAATTTGTTAAGAGTGCTTCTGTTGATGTCAAAGGACTACAGATGCTACCTGGTACTCAATGTGTAACAAATCCTGGTCAACCTGTAGTAGCACCAGGTGGTGGTTCAACAACTGGACCTGGAACTGGAATGACATCGGCTCCAGCTAAATTAAATCCAGCTACAGGTATAGATTGTGCCAAAGTGTATTAGGAGAATATAAATGCCAGAAAAACCGATAGATATAATTTTAGATGATACTATAAAGAGAGGTGGTTCTCAAGTTCTTGATAGTGAGAATGATATTGCTATTGGTATTTCTTTACCTATAACAAAGGGTATGAATGGATATTTTGACCAAGAATTTACAACTATAAAGCAATTAAAACACAATATTAAAAATTTACTTCTTACTATGAAAGGTGAAAGATTAATGTTACCAACATTTGGTACAGAAATATATTCATTATTATTTGAACAAGATGATGGTACTCTTTCTAGTAAAATAGAAGAGTCTGTTTTAGAAGCTTTTAAAATTTGGCTACCATTTGTTAAATTGGAAGATTTACAAGTATTGAGTTTAGAGGGTAATAGGCCAGGTGAAAGAAATGATGGAGTTGAAACTCATAGAAATTCATTCCAAATAAAACTAATCTTCAGTTTACAGAATGACCCTACTTTATTAGAATCAATTTCATTACAAGTAACAGGACCAGAGATATAGGAGAGTATAGATGCCAGAACATTATAATAAGATAAATAGTAAAAAAGAAGTTAGATATTTAAATAGAGATTTTTCAACATTTAAAAAGTCTCTGATAGATTTTTCAAAAACCTATTATCCAACTACATATAATGATTTTAATGAAACATCACCTGGTATGATGTTTATAGAAATGGCTTCTTATGTTGGGGATGTTTTGTCTTTTTATATAGATAAACAATTTAAAGAATCTTTACTTCCTTATGCAGAAGAAAGAGAAAATGTAATTGATTTGGTAAAAACATTAGGATATAAGCCAACTGCTACAACTCCATCAACTGTTAAGATAGATATTTATCAAACTGTACCATCTAAAACAACAGATGGTGGTGTGACATATTTTCCAGATATGGATTATGCATTACAAATAGATGCTGGAGCTGTTTGTAGAGCTAAATCTAACTCTACAAATTTTAGAACATTAGATGTTGTTGATTTTAAATTTTCGAGCTCATTAGACCCAACAGAAATAACAGTATATGAATATAATGATACTACACCATCCTTGTACTTATTAAAAAAAGAGGTAGAAGCCGTAGCTGGTACTTTAGAAACAAAAACATTTACTTTTGGTAACCCAAAAAAATATGACTCAAGAACTTTAGAAGTAAACGATATTAGTGAGATAGTATCAGTTACAGATAGTGATGGTAATAAGTGGTATGAAGTCCCTTATTTAGCTCAAGATACTGTTTTTGTTGATGTAGCTAACGATATGAAAAATGACCCAGCTTTAGCTCAATATTCTTTAGATACGCCCTATTTGTTAAGAGTTAAAAAAACTTCTAGAAGATTTATATCAGAATTAACTTCTGATAATTTACTTAAAATACAATTTGGTGCCGGAGTTTCTGATTCACCAGATGAAGTTATAACACCTAATCCTGAAAATGTTGGTTCTCCGTTGGGAACTGGAGTTAATAGATTAGATAAAGGATTTGACCCGGCTAATTTTTTATATACAAAGTCATATGGACAAGTTCCACATAATACTACATTAACAGTACAATATGCTAAGGGTGGAGGTATAGAGTCTAATGTCCCTCAAGGAGATATTACTGAAATAATTTCCTTTGATACACTAAATGACCAGTCTAGTGTATCAAATATAACACTATTTAATAATGCAGTAAATTCTGTAGCTGTAAGTAATACAATACCTGCTACTGGAGGTAAAGGAGCTGAGTCAGTAGATGAGTTAAAATTTAATGCTTTAGCTAGTTTCCCTTCTCAAAATAGAGCAGTAACAAAAGAAGATTATATAGTTAGGTGTTATTCATTACCTGCTAAGTATGGTAACTTAGCTAAAGTTTATATAGCACCAGATGAACAATTAAATAAAAAAGATGAGGTCGTTGATTCACAAGGTAATGTTTTAATGCCACCACCTGATAAAATTTCAAATCCATTTTCATTAAATTTTTATTGTCTTGGATATGATAAAGATAAAAAACTAATAAACTTATCAGAAGCCGTAAAACAAAATTTAAGAGTATATTTATCTCAATATAGAATGTTAACTGATGCTATAAATATATTAGATGGATATATTGTTAATATTGGTATTGATTTTGAAGTAATTACATTACAAGGATATAACAAAAGAGAAGTAGTTTTAAAATGTATGGAAGAAATAAAACATTTTTTTGATACAGATAAATGGCAAATAAATCAACCAGTAATAAAACCAGATTTAAGTTATAAGTTGTCTTTAATAGAGGGTGTTCAAAATGTTACTTCTTTAGAAATTAAAAATATAACAAAAGATGGATATTCAAATAATGTTTATGATTTACAAGAAGCAGAACCATTAACTGAAGATGGTAAACCCACTGGTATTATTTACCCTTCACTTGACCCAATGATATTTGAGATTAAGTATCCACATAAAGATATAAAAGGGAGAGCTAGATAATGCATATATTTACTTATATTGATAAAGATGCTACTATTTATGAAAGAGCAAAGGCTTTAGGAGTAGCTACATCACAACAACAACATCAAAATACAGGTTTAGATTCTATTCTAGAAATACAGAAATATAGTATTGATGGTTCTTTCTACAATTCAAGGGCTCTTGTATACTTTGATATGACAGCACTATCATCAGAGATTACTGCTGGGACTGTTTCTGCAAACGCAACTCATTCTCTACTTTTATATAATACTAAAGCTATTGATATTCCCCTGTCATATACATTAGAAGTTCATCCAATATCTGAAAGTTGGGAAATGGGTACTGGTAAATTATCAGATTTTCCAATAACACAAGATGGTTGTAATTGGAAATATAGAGATGGATATTTAGATGGAAGTGGAAGTCAATGGGCTACTAGTTCATTCAATACTGATACTGATTATACTGCAACAGGTTCTGGAGACTTCGGTGGTAGTTATTATAAAGGAAAGAGTGGAGCTACAAGTTTTTATACTCACACAAAAACATATGAATTTGAAGCTACTGATTTGGATATTGATATAACACCTTCAATAGTTGCTATACACGGAAATTCTTTTCAAAATCAAGGATTTATAATTAAAAGAAGTGATACCCAAGAAAATAATAATACACCTTATGGTAATTTACAATTTTTTTCAAGAGATACTCACACAATATATATTCCAAGATTAGAAACTAAATGGGATGATTCGGTTTGGTCAACTGGTAGTTTATCTGCATTGAATGTTGATAATGATATAGTCCTATATATGAGAGGATTAAAACCAGAATATAAGAACACATCTATAGAAAAATTTAGAGTCTATGGTAGAAATAGAATTGTAGCTAAAACCTACTCAACTCAATCAGATTATCTAACCACACAGTATTTACCTAGTGGTTCTACTTATTATTCTGTTAGAGATGCATCAACTGATGAAGTTCTTATTGATTTTGATGATTATACAAAAGTAAGTTGTGATTCAACGGGTAATTTTTTTAATTTTAGATTAAGTACATTACAACCAGAGAGATATTATAAATTTTTATTCAAAGTAGTAAGTGGTTCATCTACTCAAATTTTTGATGATAATAAATTTCAATTTAAAGTAGTGAGATAAATATGGCTCAAATACAAAAAATAGTACCAAATTTATATACTAGTGGCGGAGAGTTTGTAGTAAAGTCTAAACAATCTCTTGGTAGTTCTGAAGAATACATTGGTTCTTTTCATTACAATATTGAAGAGGATAAATACTATACATTTTCTACTCCAGAGTTAGGTTTAGAATCTAGTCAAGAATTAGTTCTTATAGACCCAGAAGCTAGAGATGAAGATGGTTATATTATAGCTCCATATAATTCAACAAAAGCTTATAATTTAAAATTATCTAGAAAAAAATATGAAGATGTTAAGGATATTATTGATACTACAATTTCTGAATTAGCTCCACCAGAAATAGTATCACCGGAATTGACTATACCTGAAAGAATAGAATTATTAAAGGCAGAATTTTCTGAATTAAAAGAATTTATGAGTGACCCTGATTTAGATTTATTAATAAGAGAATCTTTATTAGAGTCTAGTGAAATATTAGTCAGAGGTAACACAGATGAAATAGTATTACAGTACTTTGATATTGCTCACTTTGGTATTCAGATGAGAGGTACTTTATCAAATGATGGTGATGGTGTTCCAAAAGGCCCGCATGTAAAAATAGAAGTAAATAGAACAGATGTATTTGAGGGTGATATAAATCACACAGATTTTAGGTTTTATAATTTTATGATACCTATTGAGCAAGATGAAACTGAACAAAAAATATCTATAATATTTGATGATGATAAGAGTGATGATACTGGTGATAGAAATTTAATAATAGGTTTGATAAAAAATAAACCAATTACTTATCACGCTTATGCAGATAATCCTGATATATTTGATGAGAGTACACTTCAGATACCCGAGGTAACTTCGTCTCAACAAGACCCTACTACTGGTGATAATATCCTTATACCAGCTACACCATATGATGAAGATGACATATATGCAAGTTATGAAGAAAATATATTCTTTATTTCAGATTCAGAGTCAGAAGATACAAAGCCACTATATAGAAAGTTTACACCAACTGGAGAACCTTTTTCAGTTCCAGATGGAAAAGTGGAGGGTTCTGAAATACTTTTATATGACAAAGATGGTGATGCTCTTTTAAATAAATTTCCTAACGATGCTGTTACTTATCCTGGTAAGTTCAAAAGTAGGTTACCTTTCAATGGTCAAATTCAAATAAAACTTCCTACTGATTTTTTTCTTAGTGAGTTTCCATCACAACCTGTTGAATTTACAACAGATGATTTTCAGATAGGTAATATAAAAGCAACTAAAATAGATTTAATAGAATGTCAGACAAAAGAGCAACTACAAGTAGACTCTGTAGAAGCTTTGAAACAAAGAATTGAAGAAGAGAATGAAATACTTATAGACGAAGCTGAAGCAGCTAACTCAGTTAGTTCTAGTCAAGCAATAGAAATAGCTCAATTAAAATCATCTATAGAGATGATGTCCGAACAATATTTAGCTTTATATGATTTAGAAGATACTGGAAATAATATGCAATATAACAGTAGATTTACAAAAGGTGTAGATAGAGATGGTAATAATGCTTGGAGAAGTGATAAGAGAGCTAAGTTTTGGCATTTAAATGCAGGTTATGATGATGTACAAGGTGGTGCACCACTACTGTTAGGAGAATGGAAAGACCATTCTGGTGCTCCGGCAAATGTATCGGGTTATCCCGGTAACCCTCAAGGTAAAATTAGATTACATTATTTTCCTGCAGATGCAGAACTTTCACCAGAGGGTTGGCCAAACGAAACCCAACGAATTGGATTTAGAATGAAGGCTAATAATTATAAAGGTTGGCCAAAAGTTAGATTAAAAGACCATAATACTGGTAAGACTCAAACTAAAACAGTAGATTCATATGATTGGAAAATTTATTACTTTGATATTGCTTTAGCAGATGTTGGTATTGAGAATAAAAATATAGATTTAAGTGTAGTATTTATAAATAATAAAATGAGAAGAGGGCCTTGGTATAGAAGAGGAAGGTATAATGATAGAACGGGTGCAGACAGAGACCTTTGGATAAGCCACATCGTTAGAGAAGATGGTACTATGTATGCAACAAATCAAACAAATAATGCTGCTATGACTGGTAATATAATGAAGGATGATGAGGGTAATGATTTATTAGTTGAATCAAATACATCTAATTTTCAAAAACATAGTGTAGAACTATGTGATGTCAACGGTGGTAATCCATACTGGTATTTTTCTAACAACGACTATAAACCAATACAAAAATTTAATAATAATGGTGGTTTAAGATTTACATTTCCAGCTAACTCTGAATTTATATTTGTTAAAGCTAATGAATCAACACCTCCACCTAATAAATTTGCTCATTGTTTTCTTGGAGGTATAGGATTATCAGATGGTGGAACTCAAGATACTAATTTAGATAAGATGGATGACCTTCACGGATTATTTGTTATTCCGTATAAGAAATATAAATTTAAATTTTGTGCGGCTAAAAGAGGAAATGATAAATCTATAAGTTATAATGGCTACGAATCTGATTCTCCAGTATCAAATGTAAAATTTGGTGCTTGGGTTGGTGATAGAAGAAATGGTTGGAGGGGAAGTAGTAATCCATATCCTGGTACAGAGGGATATGAGTGGTTTACATCAGATACATTTGAATTACCAGCAAACAAAGATTGGAAAGCTTATGAGATAGAATTTACACCAATACCTGGGCCACAAGGTGGTACAAAGGTTTATTTTGGTTTTTATATGCACTTAGGACAAAGAGGTGAGGGTAACATTATAGATTTTTGTGAATGTCGTATTGTAGGCCCACTACCAGAGGATGAATATTAAAAAGAGGAAAATAGATGCCAATAAAAGACTATAAAAATTATGATGATATAAAAGAAACACCAGGAAAGGCTACTGGTAATTATATAGATAAAAAGACTTCTGCACTAATTGAGGTTGGTGTTGAATTTCCATATAATACTTTCGGTGGTTCTGATGATAAAATAGAATTTCATGCATATTCAATAGAAGATAATCCACTAGGTTCTAAATTTGAAGGTGTTCAATATCAATTAGCTCCCAAATCTGGTTCAGATGGTGCTTCTATTTTACAATTAAATCCTGATAAGGAATTAAATGAGTTGGGATTTTCATTAGGTAGGTATAAATATACCTATAATGTATATCAGCAGTTAACTCATAATAATTGCTATATACATACCATATCACCATCTAGAACAGAAGCTTTAATATTTCCTGTAAAAACTAGAAATTTTTATAATGATTTTAAAACCAATTTAGAATTTACTCATTTTGCTAATAAAGTAAACATAGGTGCTTCTGTTGGATTTGAAATGTTTGATGTTAATCAAGATGGTGATGTTAATGTTCTTGATATTGTTCAAGGACTGAATGTAGGATTTGATAGTCCAGAAACTAGTTCAGATGGTCAACCTATAAAAGAATTTATAACACCTTCTGAAGCTATGATAATGGTTGATTACATTCTTGGATATAATGCAGGTCAAGGTTCACCTGGTAGTTATATTGGTGGTGAATTTATAAACAATACAAATAAATTAGAAACAAAATTATCAGTTGAAAAATTAAAAGAGTCTGGATTTCCTCAAGATAAATTACAATCATTAAATACACAAGGTGGAACTAATGAAGAAGCTTGGTTAAAATTAGCTCAAAGAGTTTTGAGAAATTATCAACAATTTGATATTCTTGACCCAGAAACATTAGATATTTATGCGAACTTTGGTGATAATCAATTTTCTTTAATTACTAATTGGGTAAAAGATGATGTAACTTATCCAGAAGCTCCACACGGAATCGTAGTAAAGTTTTTAGAACCTCTACCAGAAGAAGTTACAGAAAGAACTCAACTTTCTTTAACTAAATTTTATAGTCCACCAGTTATTGATAAGATAAATTTAGTAGGAGTTCCACAAAATCAAAGACAATTAAATGTTTTAGCACCACATAATAAAAAAATTGATATAGATTTTAAACCTAAACAAATGGACCAGTTTGAAACTTGGGAAGAGGTGTTGGGTTCTAAACCAACTACTCAGCAAAACCTAATAGATTTTTATATATCTGGTAGTCATTTAGCACAATCATTAAACATAGATTTTACAGATTATAGAAATTTTGTTAAATTTGGTTCTGCTAATGAAAGATTAGCTAATTTTAAATATAAATTAGGATTGATAGAATCATATGATTCTAAATCTGATGCTTTTACATTAGTTTCCGGTTCAACTCTAACTGTTAATCATTATAAAAAATTAAAAAGAGAATTGATAAGTGGTTTAGACTCATATGAAAAATTCTTATACTATGAAAGTGGTTCATTTATATCTGAAAGTGGATTAGGAGCTACTGGTACTGTTGATTATCAAGATGCTACAGCACCAAAACAAAATTCAACAAAACCATATATATTATATTCAGTTACATCGTCAGAATTTACAACTTGGTATTCTAATCAAAGTTCTAATGCATTAAATCACGATAATTATAATGAAGATTCTTTACAATCTAATGTTCCTATTCATATGAAAACAGGAGATGAAAATTCTGAATATCTTTTATTTTTAAATATGATGGGACAACATTTTGATACAGTTTGGACATATGCTAAACATATGACTGATATATCAAATAGAGCACACAATATTGACTCTATATATAATTTTGACCCAAATGTCGAGGGTACAAAAAATTATGAAGGATTACATAAAGATTTAACATATTTTATAGCTAAATCTCACGGATTAAAATTAAATAGTGGAAATGATTTAGTTAAATTGTGGAAATATGCACTTGGAGAAAATCAATATAATGAAGGAACTATAACTATAAGTGCTAGTAAAATAACTTTACAAGATGGAGCTTTTTCAAATGATTTAGAAGATGGAACTTTGTTTATATCAGATAATGAGAATCCATCAGGCTCAAACTTTGAAGCTACTATAACTAATGTATATCATACATCAGCTTCAATATCACCTGCATATAGTGGTGAATTTAGTTCAAGTAATTACACAATTACATATGACATAGAAGGTTCTCAAAATACACAATTAAGTGCTAATGATTATACAAAAGAAATATGGAGAAGGTTATTAAACAATTTACCTTATATGTTAAAAACAAAAGGAACTGCTCGTTCAGTTAAAGCTTTAATATCTTGTTATGGTATTCCACAAACAATACTACAGATTCAAGAGTATGGAGGCCCAACAGAGGTAGGAAAACAAATTTATACAAAAGAATCTTTTGCACATGCACTTCATTATACTGCTAGTAATCAGTATGTAGATTTAAATTGGAAAGCTACATCAAAAACAAGTAGAAGACCTGATGCACTTCAGTTTAGATTTGCGTTTGATGAGGATTTAAATACTACTTTTACACCATCTATAATGAGAATTGGTACAATCGGCGATGGTAGTAGTGGTAGTGTTAGATTGGCCACATTAGGTGGAGGAGCTACTGCAAGTGTAAATTGGGATATAAGAGCTAACACATTGAGTGGTAGTTTGTATCACGATATAGGTCAAGGAACTGGTACATCAATGTTACCTAGTTTTCCAAGTGGTATACCTGGTAGAGACCAATATAATACAGTATCTTCTTCAATGACTGATTGGGGATATTTAACATTTAACATCTCAGGTTCAGAAGGATATAAAACAATGTTTAGTGAAGTACTTCCAATTTTTAATAAAAAGTTTTGGCAAGTAACTCTTCAGAGAACTTCGGCTTCAGATGCATCTGATATTGACCAAACATATGAATTATATGTTAAGCAAGCAGTAGGTGATAGGGTTTCTTTCTCATCACATACATCTATGTCATTTTCTGCATCACAAGCTTCATATAAGAGTAGTTTCACATCATCAGATAATTTGTACATTGGTGACTCTGGTTCTGATATGCCTCATTTCTTTAGTGGTAGTATATCTGAGGTTAGATTATGGAATAAACCTTTACTAGAAAAAACAATAAACATTCATACAAAAGCTCCTTATTCTTTTGCTGGTGGAACAACAAGTTCTTTCTATGATAACTTGGAAGTTAGATTTCCATTTAATTCTGAATATGAATTTGAAACACCTGGTGTATCTACACCAAATGTACTTTCTAGTTCTAATATAGCTAGTATACAAACATATCAAGAAACTGCATCTTTAATTAATTTTGGAACAACAAATAAATCTCTTAAAGGTTTTGATATAGAGAATAATTTTGAAATACCAAACATTGGTGCTAATAGATTGACATCTAATAAAATTCGAATTGAGAGTGCAACTCTTGATGGAAATCTTAGTACAAAAGTAAGAGCTGAAAAAAGAGCTAATGATTATTCACCTGTTGATTCACCAAAATTAGATGTTTATTTTTCTCCAGTAAAACCTATAAATGAAGATATAATAGCAGATTTTTCTGGTCTAGAGTTAGATGATTTACTAGGAGACCCTGCAGATATTTATAAGGATAAATATACTCAATTAGAAACACTTAGAAAATTATATTTTCAAAGATATGATAATTTAAATAATTTTTTTGATTATATTAGATTAATTCAAATGTATGATTCTACTCTGTTTGACCATATAAAAAGTCTAATACCATATAGAGCTCACGAAAGTGTTGGATTGTTAATTGAACCGCATTTATTAGAAAGGTCTAAATTTTCCGGTTGGAAAAAACTTGTTAAGGAGGAAACTCATTTTAGAAATACTAAAGGTAGAGATGTACCTGGTGAAAATATTGCTATAGATTATTATGATAGAGGGCCAAACTTAACTGCTTCTACTGAAGGTTCATTTCAGTATAATAGTGGTTCTGTAGATTTAAATACAGATAGTATTGCTGCTGAAGCCGATTTATATAATGTTGTTGGTGGTCAAGTATTTAATGATACGGTAACTTTAGGTAATAAGTTAGAAGTTAATTTATCAACTACCTCTAGTTTAACAGCTCCAACAGTTGATGATTTCAATCTTGTTTTAGATAATATAATTGTACAAACTTCAGCTTCTAAAGAAACAGAATTAAATGCTAATTTACTTTATAACCTTACTTCCTCTGGAAATGTTGAAGATGGTTTACAAAATGGTGTCTCAACTACTTATTTAGCTGATATTAAAAAGTTTCAAGGTTCTCACGAGTCTTCTTCTTATATTGTAGGAGATGGGGGAGCTGGATATGTTTCTAATCCAGAGTTATGGCACGGTAATCCAGAAAAAGAAGCATATCATCCATTTATTCATAAACAAGTTTTAAATTACAAGTATTTAGTACATAGTTCTTCTCAATATGAGTGTGTTTTAACTGACGGTCAAGTTGTAGCTAAAAATCAAATACCATATGGGTATTGGGATAATGATAGGAGTATAACTGGTTCAATAGATTCTGATATGGCAAGTTTAGGATTTCTACCATCAGAAGCAGTACCACCAAATAATTATGCATATAAAGCACAAAAATATACAGGAATTAAGAATACGATAACAACTACTTATGATGGAAAAGACGCATTTGAAGTACACGAAACATCACCAACTGTATTGGTAGTCTCAAATACTTCACCAAATACATTACAAGTACAATAATTGATAAATAAATGAATAAAAATTCAATTCGACTATATTTATATATGAACAAAATTATTGTTTATATTAAACGAGTTATAGATATTTCGAATAAAAAAATTATATAGGAGATAAAATATGGCATATCTTGACAATACTACGATAACAGTAGATGCTATACTTACAAAAAAAGGTAGAGAAAGATTAGCGTCAGGTGGAAAAAGTGTGAATGGATTTCACATTACTCAATTTGCGTTAGGTGATGACGAAATTGATTATTCATTATGGGACCCGACGCACCCCAATGGTTCAGCTTATTATGGTTCAATTATAGAAAATACACCATTACTAGAAGCTGTTTCGGATGAGACTCAAATTATGAAGTCTAAACTTTTAACACTACCAAAGGGAACTCCAAAAGTTCCACTTATTGATGTTGGTTTAGATTTGGGTACAACTGGTATGATTACCTTGACAGTAACACAAAATACAGAAGTTACTTTATCTCCAGTAACTGCTAACATAGCTGGTGCAGACCAAACATTAGGATATACATTTATTCTACATAATGGTCAATTCGCAAGTCTTAATGTTACAGAAGGTGTTGATGCTAATTTAGTCGGTACTGTTCCATCTTTCTTAGGAGACATTACCCAACAATATACAATTAGTGAGGTTGGTAAAGTTATGAAGTTAACTCCAAAAAATCTTATTTCAACAACGAACAAATTTACAAAAATTACAATTATCGGTAATGAGACTGGTGCTCAGAAAACATTGGACATTAAAGTTGTTCCACAAACTGAGAATACCAACGCCGCTGGATAATTAAATAGGAGAATATAAAAATGGCAAATGTAAGTGTAGAACAATTGATAGAGCAAATCGGACAAGCTTTAGCAGATGACCAAATGGAAGGTAAACAACTAGGTGGTAATATAGCTGCTGGTGGAATAGGTGGTTTTTTACAAACTAATATTAGACCTAAATTAGAAACATTACTTTCGACCCAAGCCACAATAGATGCAACAGTATCTAAAGCCTTTAGTAAATTTAATATGTCAGATGATTTAGTAGAAAATGTGATGCAGAAAGTTACTACTCCACTATGGACTAACAGTACATCTTCATTGAGTTCATTCTTTACATCTTCCACACAAACTGGTTCGACACAAGGAACTTATTACTGGGATATTTATAATTTAGCTCCTGGTACTGAAAATTCTGCTGTACAATTTTCTATAGCATATGGTCACTATGCTGGTAGTGGTTCGGGTGGAATAACAGATAATAGACCATATAAAGCTATTTATTCTCAGCATGTTAACACAGTATTAAATCCTGGGGATACAAGATTTTCATTCTCTCCAATTGTTGGTACATCAAATTACGAAGATGATTTTTATGCAATAAATATTTCTAGACCTCTATATAAAGAGAGACTTGACCCTGGAAATTGGGAATTAAAATTAAGTGGTTCTCAAAATGTTCTTCAGTTTATAGACGATAGTGGACAATCAACATCTGCTGGTACTGGTTCTGGTGCTAGAGTATTTAACATCGTTAGTGGTACAATTGATGGTGGTCAAGTAGGTACTCAAAAATATGGATTTGTTTATCCAGATGTTGGTATGATTGTATTTAGTGGACAAATAAGTGCTTCAGTTGGTTGGGACATAACCACTTCTGATACTACTTCTGCTAATCACGGATTTTTCTTTACCGCATTAAGTGCTTCTGCGGCTGCTGAAACCTTCGCTCACTTCAAAGCTCGTTCTGAAGAAGATGTGACATCTACACATTATTTTTGTAGAGTACATAGTAGTGAATATAACTTTTCAAACAATCCAACTTGGGCAAATCAAATAACTGGTATACCTGTAAACGATGAATTTAAAACAGACCCAAAAGCATATATAACAACAGTTGGTCTTTATAATGATGCTAAAGAGCTTTTAGCTGTAGCTAAATTATCTAAACCATTATTGAAATCATTCTCTAGAGAAGCAGTGATAAAAGTTAAACTTGATTTCTAAGTTGGGTGCTCATAAATGGGGACAAATAGATGTCAATATTTAAGCGACTACAACCAAGCGAAATAACAATAACGCCTTTCAAAGCACACAAGAAGTATACGCCTACAGTAGATAATATTGATAGTTCAAGTGGAGTATCTGTTACTGAAGGTATTAATTATGATGACCACTTCTATACTGCAGAAGAAAAAAATACAAATGGTATATATAAGAGAACTATTTATCATCTAGTTAATAAGTTACATTATAAATTTGAATATGACCCTGCACAAACAATTACTAATAATACTAGAGAAGTTTTAGAAAAAAACTATGTTACTAATGCAGAAGATGTTCCATTCCCAACACATCAAAGTGCTTCTATAACTCACATATGTATCCCACAACAAAAATTTGGTGAAGGTATTAAGCCCGGAACAGTTAAGATTACAACTAGTAGTGGTTCATTAAATGGTGAAGTTTATTTAGATGATAAGTTAGGTAACTTATACAGTTCTACCAAATCAGCATCTTGGGATAGTAGTACATCATCTTCATATTGGCCACCAAGTTCAAGTTTAAAGGGTTATTGGAAATTTGATAATGCGTCTGAACCTTATATTGATTATTCAGGTTATGGTAATCACGCACATCATACTGGTTCTACTTGGACAACATACTATGATACAGCTTCTATATTTGATGGATTCGCTATAAAGACTTCTAACTCGATAGGTGGTGAAGGTGGTATGAGTGGTGTTAGATTAGCTGAACATAAAGATTTAATAAATCAGAATAAACAGACTTGGACTTTTTGGTTTAAACCAGATGGTCATAATAATGCATCATCTGAAGCTAGAATTATATCAAGAGATTTATCAGAGTATTTTGGATTAAGAGAAAATGGAGCATACGATAGTAATGGTGAATGTGACATAATAGTCACTAGAGGAAATGGTGCATCTAATTCTCATACTAATGCATTAATTTCAGGAAGTTGGCACTTCGCTGCATTTTCAATTGATTATACTGAACAGAAACAAAGTTTCTATCTTTGGAACGGAACACAATGGTTTGAAAATGTAAATTCAACTACTGGTGGTGTTAATGCTTGGGATGGTAATAATAATCCACAAGAAAGAAAACGAATGGTGGTATTGGGTGCTAACTCTGAAAGAGAAACTGATATTCATATGAGTCAAACGGCTACCAATTTATTCTCTGGAAGTTATGACGAGGTTAGATACTATGATACTAATTTATCTGAAGAACAGATTTACGCATTAAAAGATTTTCCAAGAGGAGCTAAAGAATCATTTGTTGGTGATGTATGGTATAATCAGGGTGAGATTGTTGTTAAGACTATGGGAGAACATAAAAATTTAGCATTAGGAACTGGTTCAGATGGATTTGAACTTGAGTGGGATGCTACAGTAAAAATTAACGAACACGAATATAGATGTACTGCAGAAGTAGATGAGTTTAATAAAACAATAAATAGAAGTATAATTGCAGAAAGTTTAAATAATGATGAATTAATTGGTGTTGCTAGTCACTCATTATTTTCACCATATATAACAACAGTTGGTCTCTATGACCAAAATTATGCTTTACTAGCTATTGGTAAATTAGCTAGACCAATTAAAACATCTACTGAAACACCAATAACATTTGTAGTAAGATTAGATTTTTAGGAGATTAAATGGTTATATTAGGATTAGATGTATCGACATCTTGTGTCGGATATGCATTTACAGAAGATAAGAAGATTCTCGATATGGGATTCATCGACATCAAAAAAGAAAAAACACCGAGAGATAAAGTGCAAAAAGTTCTTGACTTTTTAAATAATAGCTCGTATATTGATGAGGTAGAAAATATCAATGTTGAGGATAATTTGTCTGGATTTGCAGGTGGATTTACTTCTCAACAAGTTATTATTAAATTAGCTAAATTTAATGCTATACTTTGTTTTATGTTAGAAAATTTTGATTTCAAAGTTTATAATATAAATCCAAATACTGCAAGAAAACAAGTATTTGGAAAAGCTAGAGTTAAAGGAATTAAAGCTAAAGATTATGTTAAAATGAAAATAGAAGAGATGTATGATACTAAACAATGGTGTAAAGAAACTACACGAGGAAATTGGGATAAAAGAAATATTGATGCTTATGACGGCTTGGTTATGGCATTATTTGAAAAAAGCTCTTGACTTATATAGTAATTGCTTTGTAAATTTATATTGTGACAAAACAGCATAATCAAATACTTAGACTTGTAGAACGGTTACTGAACAGAAGTACTCAGCTCAGAAACAATGAGCATGCATATCATTGCCCTTTCTGTAATCATCATAAAAAGAAACTACAAATAAACTTCAATACCTTTAGGTGGCATTGTTGGATATGTAATACTGGTGGTCATAATTTAAAACAACTATTTAAGAAATTAAAAGCTACTAGAGAACAATTTAAAGAATTATTTGAACTATTGGGTGATATGATTCCTATGAGGAGAGAGTACTCCGATAAAAAGGTTCAAGAAAAAATATCACTTCCTAAAGAGTTTAGACCATTATATCAAGTACAGAACACACCTGATTATAAGAGGTCTATAATGTATTTAAAACAAAGAGGCATAACCAAA